CGACAACGACGCTGTCGGCATTGGCGATCTGCGCCTTGGTCATCTTGCGACCGATGATCTTCTGAATGAGCGCAAGCGAAGTCGCCGCGCCGGCGGGCACGGTTTTATCCATGGCTGGTCCTTTCTCGCCCGGAGGCGCGATTGCAGGTGGAGAGGTTTTGGGATTAGGCTCCGCTCAGGAGGGAGCTAATGGGTGGATGGGAGCGAGCGCCGGGCTACGGCGGCGGAAAGCCTTATGGCTGGCAGACCTGGCCGGCGATCGGTCTGATCGCCGGCTTACTGCTGTGGTGGTTTCTGGCTTAGAGCGCGGCCGCATCCTCGACGCCAATGGGAAAGTCGGCCAGCAGCTTGGCCACCATGATGTTCTTCTGGTCTTAGAACCGTCTCAGGCCAATGCCGTGTGCCACTTGAATTCAAGCCATGAAGATGGGAACTAGGTCGCCACGTTCTTTGCCGCGAGTGATTTGATGACTGAAAAGATAAACCGGTTGAAACGCCACCTCAAAAATTTGGTGACGCCAAGGTTTAAGACGGTCGGCGTCTCTAGCGTAGCAGTTCCAGACGATTACCCTCTCGAAAGAGCGGTACCGAAGAAGATCACTGAAGTTTATTCAGGCCGTCTTGAGAGGTTCGACTACAAGACGATTTTTTATGACGTGTACCGTGTATCTCGTAACCGCATCGGGATAAGCGGCCCGCCTCTGGATAATCTCCGCCCATTCATCGAGGCCTCCAGGTTCACGGTGGAACGCGGCAGCTATTCAGTTGCTCCAGAACTGGTCGACATCGACCGGCAGCAGCGGTCGTCAATTCATCTTTTGGCCGAGACGCCATCAACCAATATCGTTCTGAGCACCCCTGCATTTACGCGACAGATTAAGGTTTCTCCGAACGAGACGGCGGCATTCGAGCGGCGGTCTGTCCTCGTCACCATGAGCAAGAACAATCGGCTGGAGTGGATCTACGATTGGGCCTTCTACTATTCCCGCCACCACGGCGTCGATGCCATCCTTTTTTATGACAATGGGTCCACGAGCTACAACGCCGAGGACGTTTTGCAAACCCTGCGATCAGTCCCCGGCATCGTTGTGGCGCGAGTGGTAAAATGGCCGTTCAAATACGGTCCTCATGCTGAGCGCCCACGCATTCGTGCCTATGCAAATTACAGCCAGCTTGCAGCATTGAACCACGCCAAAGACAGATTTCTCAGCAAGGCGCACATGGTGATCAACGCCGACGTGGATGAATTGGTCGTTAGCCAAGTTCCGCTGAAGGAGCTTCTCCGAGGTCAGAGTAACGGGATGCTCTTGTTCAGGGGTAAGTGGGTTGAGGCGGTGACGGACTCAACAAGGGAGCCACCACGCTTTGAAGACTTCTTCGTTACATCTCCAGCAAGAGAAAACCCGGAAGGGATGACCAAGTGGGCCATTTCTCCTAAGAAAACAAAAGGCGCAACGTGGACAGTCCACAATCTGTCAGGGCTTAAGACGCCTGCAGTTATGCAGAAAGACGCCTATTTCCTTCACTTCCGAGGTATCAGTACAAACTGGAGAGAACAGCGGTCTGGTGACGCCCCAGATGGATGCGCCGAGGACGGAGCTATCAAATCTCTTCTTCGCAATGCCTTCAGAGATCGGCCTGCCAGTCCGTTCGTGTAAACTGGTAATTCACGAACACGCAGAAACTAAAGCCAGCGTCGCCAAGGTTGTCAGACGCGCCTCGCGTCTCCAGCGTGAACCCTGTCGCTGTCCGGTTGGTCGTGTTGATCTTCGCCAATCCGCTAGCGATTGCACAAAAATCGACGTGATATTGGCTTGTCGGCACCGGCTTCTCGAATGTGATGGTGTACATTCCCGTGCCGGTCTTGGTGCATGTGAAGCCGTGGCCCCAGGATTTGCTTCCATCTGCAAAAACCGCGCCGAACAGGTGTGCCGCTCCCCATCCGAAATACCGGCCGGCTTCATGCCGCCCGACCTGCCCAGAAATGCGTGTGTCTGTCCGCGGAGAAAACAGCTCCTGGACGGCAGCACCTGCTGACGTTTGAAAAATCCTGATGTTGACAATTGCCGGTGTTCCGTTCGGCTTTGCCACATTGTCTTGCCGTTCGGTGGCGGCGAACAGGTGGACGGTATCACGATGGTAAACGATGGAGGGGACGCCGACGCCATTACCGGTATCGCCGTAGCTCGCATTTGCGAAGAACACGGAACCGATGCGGACGATCTCCATGGCCTGCCAACCATTGACCAGGACATCGGACACCTTGCCGCGCAACCAGTAGAGCGGAACTTCGCCAGCGATCTGCGTTTGCGGCTCGCCCCGAACGCGGTTCCCGGTGGCCACAGCATGTATCCACTGGCCATCTGTCGAGAATCGGCAGGAGATTGGCGAATAACGGAAATCGTTGGCTGGAGATCCGTTGAGGCGGCTGGCCCATGTCACGCCATTATTGGTCGAATACAGAAGGGCCGGGTAGGACGTCAAACTGTTCGTTCGGCCAAAGCCGATGAACGTTCCGTCATCTCGCCTGTCAATGGAGACTTCGGCGCGATCCGTTGGTAATGCCACAGCGCTGGCTATGGCAGGCGTCGCGTACCAGAGGTTGTCAACCCGGACGATGTGAGGGGCAACGCCGCCGCCAGTAACCGATACCCAGAAAGCCGCGTTATCATGGTCCGGAACCATTGTGTAGAAGTAGAATGGAGATGCCGATGCGTAAATTGGCGAAAACGACTTCAACGCAGAATAGATCGACGTGCCAGAAACGTTGAGAGCGCCAAAATTTCCTTCTAAAAATTCGACAACAAAATCTGTCGTTACAGTCTGCGTCGATGTTGCATTCGCACTTGCCGCAAACTCAACCCAGTCTGCTCCCCTCCCGGCGACCGTATATTCACCTGAGATCGAGAGTCCGCCTACCGTTTCACCAACATTGGTGATTTTGATCTTATCCCCTCCCCGGCAGCCATGTCGGGGGCAGTTAGCAAGTCGAATAGTCGATGAGCCACTCGTGGCTACCAGCACCATGTTGCGGAAGTCGCCAATTGGAGTCAGCTTTTTCTCTCGACGCTCGCCTATGCGTCGCGTGTACAGGGTGGCACCTGTGATCGCTGCGTCACTGCCGTCTCCCGTATGTTCGCGGACGATCAAACACTGACGACCGGCCACGATACAGGCACCGAAAACGTATCGGGCTCCGGTTGCAGCCTGAAACAAGCGTTCGCCATATTCCCAGGTCTGTCCATTGTCGAATGACCTTATCAGGCGAACGTGATTGTCAGCCGCTATATGGTCATCCCCTTCCTTGATCACCGCATAGAGCACGCCGTTATATTCATGACAGGCATCCTGCGGCCAGTTGAACTGCCTGTTTCCGGTGAAGACATAGGAAGAGTCACCTTTTAGCGTCTCGCGCGCTGGATAAAGGATGCTCCCACCTCCCTCGCCACCGCCGACGACTTTGAAGTAACCGTTGCGAAACGGACCGGTCGGTATCTCTGATACGCTGTAAATCTCTCCTTTTAGGTCGAATTCAGTTGTCGGATACCGGCTCCGAAGACCTGAGAAATTTGCCGTATCGTCGGTCACACCGTCTGCGGCAAAGTCCTTCAGCGGATCGAGCAAATCGTGAACCTGGCCGAAAGTCCTCGACTCCCGCGCCGAGCCGTCTGCGTTGTCAACCAACATGCTGTTCGGCGTCACCGGCGGCAGGTCAACACCGGCAGCCGCAGCTTCCGCCGCGATCTGAGCAGCTTCCGCCGCACGCTGAGCCGCCTCGGCGGCGCCTTCGGCAGTCTCCGCATCAACCCTGGCCAGGTCGGCGCGGCGCACCGCCTCGTCAATGGCTCCCGTCTGTGTCTCGATGATTGATAGCCGACCACCATGGTCCTGATCGACCATCGTCATACGATCGAGTTGTTGTTCGACGGCTTCCGCTGGGTTTCTGGCACCATCGCGCAGGTCAACCAACTGCTTTGCAGCGGTGTCGCGGGTGAGGATAATCTTGCCCTCTGACGCGACAAACAGCGTTGTGATGTATCCGCCGTTGGCATCGCCCGCACCGGTGACGGTATAGTCCACATTGTAGCCAAGCGCGATCTTTTCACCGTCTGCCTTCTCATGAATGGCAGCTAGTTCCTCCGGCTCCATGAAGCGAATTGGATATGGGAATACCGTCGTCACGCCATCTGCGTCGTAGGCAAAGGTGAGCGATCCGGGGACAGGAACTGTCATCGGGCAGGTCTCCATATGGAAAGCCCCGCCGAATGGCAGGGCTTGAAAGACAATCAGTTTTCAGGTTGGGTTATCGTTCGGCGTCAGGAGGGGTTTTTTTTGATGAAGCGCCTAGTTCTTGGGTTTGCAATGGTCGCGTCAGCGATGTCGATCGCTAGCGCCGACGAGAAGCAAACTGCCTTTGCTTGTCTAGATAGGGCGGCCGCTGCTTATGCTTTGTCATCATGTGAGCTTGCCAACACAATAATCAGTGCCGCAAAGGGATCGTGTGCTTCGGAAATCAGCGAACTGACACGCGCCGTCGTAAATGACATCAGGTTCTCGTCATTGCCTCTACAGCAGCGGCTTCAGTTCGCTGACCGCTATGTGGACGCTAGAACGAATAGAATGACCGCGATCATACTAGAGGCGCGCGTCAGAGCCGGCAAGTCGTGCTAGTCAGAATGGCACTAACTATCACTTCCTTGTATCCGGCAACCCCAGACCGCCGCCCGTCGCCTCTTCCACCTGATTGAATAGCCAGCGAAGATAGAACAAGTTCTGTATCGGAACTAGCTGGCGAGCTCGATGCAGGTCTGATTTTGTCGTATCTCCGGCGAATATCGACCCCGAAACGCTGAAAATATCGGCAACGGCATCGGCACTCGGGCCAAGGAACGCGCCATAGACATTTCGCGAGGCGTATCGAGAGACCTGCTCGCCGGTCAGCGCCGACAGCCCTACCCGGCCACGCGTGGCTTTCTCGGCGATATTGTTTGCGTCCATCAGCCAGCCAGCCATACCGGACCAGTCGAAGGCGTTGACGATCCAGACCGAAGGATCATCACTTATATCTCTGCCGGCAATCTGCTCCTTCGCCCAATAGGTGAGCGCTCCGAGCCCCATTGCCAGCATCACGCCGTTGAGCGTGGCCGCATCGCGTTGCTGAAGCCCTGCGAGCGTGATTTTCTGCATGGCTGAAACGTTGAAGCTTTTGAACTGCCCAACCGTCTTGCCTAGCTCGGTGCTCATCCATAGCGGCTTATCTTGCCCCGGCGTTACCACAATCCGGTCCACATCGCGCACCACTGCTGCCCGGAAAGCTTCCAGCGCGCCGCGATCCGTCCAATTGACGCCGCCGGGGATGACAACGCCGCGCTGATCCTGTCCATGTTCCGCGAATTGCCTGACAATCCGGGTGGCCAGATCTTCGTTGATGCCCGCCGCCGCCAGCTTGCGAACGTCCCCCTTGATCGCCTTGCCTGAAGCTACACGCTCTGCGGCTCGGATGATGTTGGTCATCACCACCATGCCGCTGAACTGCTTCATGGCGGCATTCCATGGAGCCATGAGCGAGACGATGCCGAATTTGCTATTGAGCGCCTTCAACCCGCGCTCGAACTTCGAGCCGCGCCCAAAATCGTCCAGAACGTCAGCCATCGCCATGGTTCGGCTATCCAACACCATGTCGAGCGCCGTGCCGGCCATCTTCACTTCTTCGGCAGCGAGTTTGACGCCACGAAGGTTGCGGACCAGCGGCAGGAAACCATCTCGGAAGGTGCTGGTCAGGCCGTGCTTGAAAACGATGCCCGCCATGTCCGGCAACGCGGAAAGCGTCATCCCGCCCATGAGGCGAAGATAGTTGATGGTTCTCGCGACGCGGCCGGCGCGCAAAACGAGCGAGTTGGGATTCGATGGCAGTGCATACTGACCGCGCAAGCGATCGCGGATGCCTTCGATATCCCGAATCGTATCGTTGCGAGCCTTTTCAAGGCGCTGCCGATCCTTGGGCGTCTGCGCCTTCTCAATCCGGGCATTCGCTTCGTCGTTCACCTTGCGTATCTGCTCAGCGAGATCGACCGAGCCGAATTTCTTCGCCAGTTCTATATCAGCCGACATCGTGCGCACTTGGGCATGCATGATGTGCTCGATATCGTTCTCGACAAAATCGTGGATTTTGGCAGTTTCGATCTTCAGCACGCGCTCTTTCAACGCGCCGCGAGGCCCTGACACGATGTCGTAGGGAATGCGGCCATCGGCATGGCCAAGGATATTGTCGATCACCTGATTGACGATATCGCGCAATTCGTCGTCGGAAAGCCTGCCAAATTCCTCGGCGTCCTTGGCTGCCCGTCTTGCCGCCATATCCGCTGCGTCTGAGGCAACCTCCGTCAGTGCCGCCTTGTCGCGCTGCGCCTTGAAATAGTCATGCAGCGTGTCAGCGAACCGGGTTCGCTCTGCAATGATCTTCTCCTTGTTGTAGACGCGAAAGCGGTGAGATAGATCGCCGGCAACCCTCACATCCTCGGGGAACAGCCGCGCCTCAATGGCCGCCTGTTTCAGCTCGTCATCGAGTCGTCGGTAGACGGCAGCGGCGGATTGAACCTCCGGTATTTCATGCTTCCCGTCCATATAGGCGGCGCGGCCGACTTCCTCCTTGAACTGCTTATAGGTCAGCTTCTGACCGCCGCGCATCCGCTCAAACTCGGAACGGGCTGGCGAAAGGCGCACCTGCCACGATGACGGCTCCGGTGTGCCGTGGAAATAGCGCGCATATTCCACGTCGATCGCGCGTAAGTCGCGCGCCAGAGGCGCATTCCACATCTTCATGCGAGTTTCGACCGAACCACCAAGCTCGGTTGCGATGCCCTTGGCATTGTCGACATATTCCAGCGGGGTTTCCGCCAACTGCCGGACCACCTGTCGCCCGGTATCCAGGTCGCCAAGCTGCAACCGGATAAGCGGGTCCTGCCGATTGACGCCCTTAAGCATCTTCAGCAGGCCCTCATCTTTCAGCACAAGCGGGCCTGCGTCGGTTGCGGCAGCGCCAGCCGATTGCGCCGTTGCCGCCCTGCCGTCTGCGATGAAACGCTGGTCGAAATCGTCAAATGCCTTCGGCTGGCCTTCGATCTTTCGGGACATCGCAACCGCGCTGCCCGTGTCCAGATAGCGGCCGACAAGTGTTCCCAGAGCGCCGCCGAGAAGAATGGAACCTCCGATATTCAGAACGGTTTCTTCCCGCGTCCTTGTCGCTTGCGTCGCTTGCAACCCTGCTTCCGATGCTGCGGCATCGATACCCGCGCCAATGGCCGCACCGGCCGCCACTGAGAGCGTCCTGCCGCCAATGCCGATTGCACCGCCAACTGGGAGTAGTGTGGGCAGATCGACCACACCGGCCGCCATCTGCGCTATCACGCCAGTCGTGCCAGAGGCATCAAGGATTCTACGATCCTGTTCCTCTCGCAGAATTTGGAGCTTCATCGCGTCGGCAGCGCGCCGGTTAAAAATGCCGGCGAACTCTTCAACGTATGGTGCAAATCGGGGGTCATCCTTGACATAATCGATCGCGTCAAAGCCGTCCTCGATCTGATATGGGTCGGGCTTGCCGCGCGATGCGAGCCAGGAGCCAACCACATTCTGCGTTCTGAATGCGGCTCCGAAAGTCTCGGATAGCGACGGGTCCGGCTCCGGGTCGTCGGCCGACGCGATGTTCGTCAGGTTCTGAGGTACGGTGCGGGCTTCGATCCACGGCATTACATCGCCCCCCAATGGGTGCTGAGCAGCCCACTATCCTCGGCGTCATTGAAAAGCTGCTTTCGCTCATCCTGTAACTGTGATTGCGGGGTGACGGGCTTCGGCATCGGCTCGGGTTTTGGCTGGGCATTCGAGCCCGCGATATAGGCATCCAGCGCGGCCCCTCGCCCGCCATCCGATGACGACTTGAGTTGCGCGCGCTCAAGCTGATCTGCTTGGTTGTAGCGCGCGCGATCCGTGCGGGCTGCCTGTTCGGCTGCTGCTTTCCCAGCTTCGATTTTCTGCATCATGGTTGGATCAGGGCGCCAAAGCTTCCCTGGTATCGTCTGCATCACGCCATCATGATCTTTCCAAAGCACAGAATAGCCAGGCATCTCGCCACGCTTGATCATCGCGTCTGTTTCAGGTGTCGTAACGAGCTGGATAGACCCCGACTGATATTCCGGGCTAATCGCGGTGATAGCTTGATGCAACTGCGTCTTCGCATACTGGAAGGGGTCCGCTCCTATCCCCAGATACCCGCCCGGGTCTTGCTGCCTGGGCCAATAGTGCTCCGGCGGCGTGCGGACAACAGTGGGTTCGCCACCGAAATTCGTAACACCATAGAGGCGCTTCATCGTCTCTGCGGCGCGGTTCTTCGCCAATTCCGGGTCGCCCTTGGCGGCGTAGAAGGCATCTTCCGCGATCGCGAGATATTCGGCCTTCATGCCGATTTCATCACCCGGGTTGTAGCCAAGGCGAGGATTGCGCGCGAGGCCGAGGAAGCTGTCATCGAACATCGCGGCGATGTCGTCGCCCTCAAGCCCCTTTACAAATTCCTTGGCGGCCGGCTCCATCGCCTTGCGATTGAACCTCGCATCGGGTGTATTCTTTTCCGCCATTCGCGTTGCAGCATCTTCCGGCGAGAGATTCAGCCGATTGACATAGAAGCCGAAATCGTCAGCAGCAGTTTGCACCTCGTTGCCACCATCCCGCCGCGCCAGAGCAGCCGGGTCAAGGGTCGCGATACGCTGCGCCATCTGCGCGGCCTGCGTAATCATGGACACGTCGCGACTCGACAGGCCAGCACGCATCTGATTGATGACGCTCTGCGGAACCGTGCCGGTTTGCGTCACAAGGTTTTCAAGGGTCGGCAGCAACTCATCCTGTGGAGCAGACTGCGAAACAGCTTTCCAAACGCTATCGACAGTTTTCTTGCCACTCGCATCAAAGGGATCAACGGTGAGTGTACCATCACCGAACATCCGCACGGCCTCGGCGGTGGCCATGGCGTCACCTTGGCGCGTGCGCAACGTCCTGACGAGGTCGGCCTTATGTGCGTCCGTCAGGAGCGGATCGTTCAGGATCGTGACGGCGCTCGCTACCTGCCCCGTTTCTATTCCAAGCTCAAGCGAACCCTTATGGCTATCGTAGGCTGCCTTGCCCTTAGCATCGATAGCCGTCTGACCGCGCTGTGCGGCAGCCTGTATATTGTCATATATTTCAAGACGCTTGGTCAGTGACAGGCCGTCATATCGCGGGTCAGTCGGCGCTTGCGATGCGTGTCCACCCTGCATTTTCCCATCTGCCCACGACACCAGCCACCCGGCCGTTTTGCCGCGCAGAAAGCCATTTGCATTAATGACCTTCGGGCCGAGGACATCGGA